AGCGCGATGCCCAGCGCCTCGTGCGCATGTCCATGAAGCACAGCGGCAAGGCCTTCGAGCGCCTCGCTGGTGTGCTCAACGAGGTCATCGACCGAAGCCTCGCCGACAATGACCTGCGCACCACGGTGCAGGCAGCAGGCAAGCTCGCAGACATCACCGGCCTCAACAAGCAGGTCATCGAGCATCGCGAGGGCGACCGCCTCGAAGAGTTCCGCCGTCGCGTGCTGTCCGGCGAAGACCCCGCCGACGTCGCCAAAGAAGCCACCGAGTTTCTACTTGGCGTCGAATCTGGGTTGATGTATCAATGAACGCAGGAGGAAACCATGGACAAGCGTAAGCGTATTACACAAGATGACGTTAACGTCCCGGCCAGTGCCCATACTGTGCCCAAGGGATATCCGGTTCACATGTGGGAAGAGATGGGCTGGGCAATGACCTGCCACATCTTCGCGCCGATCATGCCCAGTCCTCGGCCAAGGGTGACCAGCAGAGGCAGCTTCATGCCCACCGAGTACCGCAAGCACTGCTCGATGCTGAGCGCGTCCTTGGCCTACGCACGGGGCCTGCACGAGGCGCGCTTCAAGGCGTGGGACTCGTCCGTCTCGATGCACCTCGACCTTGCGTTCTGGTCGCCCAAGATGCCGGGAGACCTCGACAACGTCGCCAAGACCATCATGGACTCCGGTCAGCTTCACAAGAACGAGAAGCCGGGGGCCGAGCTTTGGGCCAACGACAAGCAGATCCACAAGCTGACCATCGACTGGATCGAGACAGAGGAACCTGAGTGGTGGCAGACCGTCGTACGCATCAAGCCCATCGAGAAGAGCAAGAAGGCGCGCCTGTGAAGAAGCGAAACCAGACGTTCAAGGTCACGCTCGAACCCGCCATCGACGCGAAGTTCAGGATCTACTGCACCGAGAAGAAGGTGCCGTACAACTCGGTCATTCGCCAGGCCCTCAAGGATCTCATCGCCCTGGAAGGCTTGAAGTCCGAGAACATCCCGGCGCAACGAGACACCTACGGCCAGCTTGGCTCGCAGCCGTTCACCGTGCGGCTTAACCCCGTCGAGCGCCGTAACCTGGAGACAACCTGTACGCGGCTGAAGATCAACAACCGACGCTCATACTCGCGCCTCATCCGGCACGCCGTCACGTTGTTTGTTTCTTCTTCTTCTTCCCGCGACGCATCACATCAAGAGCAATCGCAAGAGCTTGCTTCTGAGGATACCCTTCCTCCTTCAGCTTCGTGAGGTTCTTGCCAATATTCTTCTTGCCGGACATCATGGGCATCGAGGTCTTCTCCGCGATCTTCTCAGGTTGACGTGAAAACTGTTTGCCGGACGCGGTGTCCTTCCGCTTCTTCGCCGTCGTCGCAGCATACTCAGTAGGGCTGAGACGTTCGCGCGCAGCGCGCGGGAGGTACCGCTCGCCGGTAGCCTTATCTCCCTGTGTCGAGGGTTTGCCCGACTTGGTGCCCCAGTCCTCGCCCGTCCACTTGGTTAGCGACTTCTGTGCGCCCGTCTTCTCGCCACGGTAGCCGCCGCCAGCCTTCTCGTATTGCTGGGCCAGGAGCTGGGCTTTACGGGCCGACCACTGGCCAGGTCGCCCGCCCTTGTCTCCGGCCATGATGCGTCGTTTAATCGTCTCACGGAGGGCGTTGTTCGTATAGGCCATCAGAGCATCACCACGGTTGGGAGCACCACGCTGGAAAGCTTCTTTGTGTAGCTCCGCGCGATGCTGTCGACGATCTTCGAGTACTCTTCTTCCGAGGCCGTGAAGTATCCAGCCTTCTTCAGTTCCCGGACGTAGCCCTTGGCGTCGCCCTTCTTCGCCTGCTCAATCGCTTTGGGGAACTTTCGGAACAGCATCGAGAGATGGTCCTTCGAGGCCGAGTCCAAGTCTTCCCATGAGGCGAAGCAGTTCATCCGTTGCTTGCCAGAGAACTTCAGCGTCTTGAACGACGGGTCCACTTTGATGACAGTCACCTCGGACCCAGGCTTCGAGGATGCGATGTACTTGTCCGCGACCGAATGAGAGAACCTCTCGGTGGTCGTGAAATACGTCCAGTCGCACTCGCCGTGCCTCTTGGCTCCACCAAGGTTGTAGTTCGAGATGCTCTTCCAATGTCCAGTTTCCAGCGCTGACTGCGCATGAAGGATGTGCAAGACCTTACGGTCGGGAGCGGTTCCAGCCAGCATCTGCCATGCAGAAGCCAGCGCGAGAAAGACTTGTTCCGGCGACACGGGCGTCGCCTTACTCGGTCGCTCGACTCCCATCAACCTTCTCCACCACCGCAGCTTTGAGGCGTCGGTAATCTCGTCCGGCAGAATTCAGCATCGCGACGTGGAGCGCCGAGTGCAGCTCCGGGTCCGCAGCGCACGCTGCCTGCAGCAGTAGGTTGGCCACCTCTGCGGGGTCCAGGAGGCCGATGGCGACCTTAAGCGCCTGCGACTCTGGCATGATGAGCTTGCCTCCGTCAAAGCGCGGCAGCTGCCCAATAGAGGCCTCTACGCGGTTGACGATGGCGATGACGGCGTTGAGCCAGGCGATGGCGTCCATCAGCGTGCAACCTCGTTAGCGCACATGCCCTCGGTGAGGCCAGTCACGACTTGGATGTACGCCGTGGCACACGACACCGCCAGCTTTGGGTCTTTGGCCTCTTTGGCTACCTCCGCGCAATACTTGTCCAGAGCAATCGCCTGAGACGCAACGCGCGCGCACGGAGTGCTACAGCCCATAACCGCACCAGAAGCCACCAGAAGCGCCAGCCATTTCGCATAGTTCATTTGCTGCCCTTCATCGACTTGTACCGGGCCAGCATGTTGCGGCCCTTGATGGCGAGGGCAAGCATGCCGCCGGTCGTCTTGGGGACAGGCTCGCCCCAGGCTGCCGCACTAAGCGCGCGACGAGTTGGCTTGCCGTCTTTCACGGCTCCACCCTTGGGGTCAGAGAACATGCGCACCAGGAAGCTACCCTTGCGACGCATCTTCTCTGGCGTGTTCGCCGCACCTTTTACTCCGGGCTTCAGGTTGGACCCGGTCGCACGGTTGTAAGCCTTACGGCCAGCCTCGGTGAGGCCACCCTTGGGGTTCTTGTGCTTCGCTCGAAGGCTGATGGCTTTCTTCAATGCGCCCATGGAAACCTCACTCAGGTCGTTTGCCAGTCGTCGCTTCGATAAGTCCAGACACAGCCTTCGCTGGGTCGAGGCCAACTGCCCGGAGAAACCGGATACATCCGGCGATACGCGGGTGGCTTTCGCCGAGGACCACCCACTGCTCAGGGGTGCGCGCGCGAAGGATGATGTTCAGCAGGCCGGTGAGCACCGGCCAGATGAAGACCGTCCATAACTCGACTTTGTCGTGCATTAGTACGAAGTCCCGTTGCGCTGCCTAGCCTCCAAAGAGGCGAGCCGCTGGCCATGCTGGTTGGACTCATCACGCAGCGAGTCCACGTCTTTCTCCAGATCCACCTTGATGCCATCGACCTGCTTCTTCAAGTCGGCGACCTTCTCGGTGAGACCCTCGACCCGCGTAGTCAGGATGCCCATTTCGCGGCCTGACCGGTGAATGCTAAGGGCGAACCCGGCCATGGTGGCGACCAGGTTCACCGCGATGGCGACGACTTCGAGAGTCATACCACGTCGCTCGGTGGAGCGGGCGGTTGAGCCTCGACGCCTAGGGACTTGGCCAGAATCTCAATAGACTCCGCCACGCCCACCGCTTCAGCCAGCTCCAGCAACCCCGCCTTTTGAGCGCGGTTGGCGACGATGACGAGGTTTCGAAAGGCCTGCTCGGGGTTCATGGCGCTCCGAATTGGTCAACGACGGTTTTGAGCGCGTCAACGTCAGTCGCCACTTCGATGGCGTCCTGAATGAGCGCGTACTTCTCGCGGATGGATTGGCGCGCGGACTCTGCGGCCACGTCGTCGGAGCCGGGGATGCGGCGCGCGATGACCGCATCATGCGGCGCGAATTCGGACTCTCGCGCGGCGCGGCGCATCGTGTGTGCGATGGTCTTCGCCTTGGGCATGTTGACGCTGATCACGATTGCACCTCTTCGGATTGCACGGGCTCGGGCTCCACGGGCGTGGCGGGCTCGGGCGGCTTGGGGAATTCGTTAGACTCTGCGCCGACGCCGTCCGTCAGCACCGCCGCATCAACCTCCCAGGCGTTGCGGAAGGTGCGGTCCGTGGGGATGTCCTCGACCGAGACGACCTTGAACGGCTTGCCGTGCGGCACGTCCTTCGCGGCGATTTGCTCGATGGTCCACGATGCGAGGGCCTCGGGGGTCGGGTAAAGGACAGCTACGCCGCCATCGTGCTGGTAAATTACTGCCTTGTTCATTTGGTCACCTCGTCACCGAAACAAAAACCATGGTGCTATCTGCGACGGCGAACGTCGTGTTGAACAGGTACACCCTTACCGAGCCAACGGCCGCTGCTGCGGAGCTTCGGTCAACGCTTGCGAAAATGCCTGAACCGACCGTCCCATCATATCCAACGGTCGCGTGCGCAGAATAGTTTACGTCTGGCATTGCTGTCGTAAAATTGACCGAATAGCTGCCGACGCCTAGATCGGTGATTGTGGACACGTTCCCAGAGCCTCGGATCGCCACAACGCCCGTCCCGTTGAAATTCACCCACGCGCGCGTTCCGTAGGCCACGGCGGCGGAACCGTAGCCGGAGTTGAAAGACAGCGTGTTGGCGATCGACGTGTCGCCTGCGGCGCTAATCGTGATGCGCGTCGCGTTGTTGGTTCGAATTTGATACGGATGGTTAGACGCCGCGCCAGCAAGCACGACAGACGAGCCGCAATACAAAAACGACTCGATCCCGTTGGTTGCGTCGCGGACAACAAACGACGTAGTGCCGCTGTTTGCGACGTACACAGTCGGCCCCGTCGTAACGATGCCCGTGTTGTTGCCGCCGCCAACGTGCAGCGGCGATGCCGGGCTCGCTGTGCCGATGCCAACATTTCCCGCCTGGTCAATCGTCATGCGCGTGACTGCTGCCGCAGAGCCGCTCGGCGACGTGCCAAAGGTAAGGTTGCTGCTGATGTTGGTCGGGCTCGTGTACGCCACGACGCTCGACGCGATGCTCGACACGACGTTGCCGCCCGTGCCGTACGCCGAAAACTGCACCGTGCCGATGGTGTCGCCGCTGGTGACGGCCGAAGGGGTTGCACGGGTGCCGCGCGCTTTGCGCATGGTGATCGACGCGCCCGTTGCGTTGCCCGAATTCTGGAAAATGCCAATGTTTGCCAGCGTGTCACTGCTCGCGCGAATGCCGCTCGCCGTGCTCGCGTACGTCTCCAGGGTGTTCCCCGGATCGGTGCATCCGACGCCGAGGAGCCCGCCCGCGATGATGCGAGCGGCCTCGACGCCGTCGCGCTGGAGCACGAGGTCGTTGCTTAGGCCGCTGCTCATTGTGCTGATGCGCGAGCTCACCGCGTCGATGCGACCGACGATGTCCGTGTCGCCGTTGACTTTGAGCTTGAAGCTGGGCGAAACGGATGCGTCGATCGCTACGTTCGTCCCGCTGGCGCGGATGGGGGAGTCACCGATCGCCGTGCCTCCGGTGAATTGGGCAAGATAGCCGGCGGTCCCGCTGCCGCTGATGCCGCCGCCGCCGCCTCCACCTGAATACGGGAATGTTAGACGTGGTGCGCTCATCTCACACCTCCCATACGGCGATGGTCGTGCCGGACGGGGAGACGAGGTACACACCCATGCCGTCGCGAATGTCGACAGGCACCGCCTCGTTGGCCTTCACAGGGTAGCCGGATGCCGAGGTCGCGTCAGACGACGAGACGATGTACAGGTCGTTTGAGCCCGTGTTGCGGATGCTCAAGCCCTGCGCGCACGAGGATGCGCCCGAAGGCTGGCTCATGTCCGAGGACAAGAGAATCGGCAGCGTGGTCTGGCCCGACGCGTTCCTGGCGTTGCCAGTGATGGAGGCAAGCTGCACAACGGAGCTGCTAACTGCTGCCGTGTAGATGCGCGTCTTGCTACTGAGTCCTGTTCCTACCCTGCTCATTGTCGTTGTCCTTTCGTGCCCGGCGTATCCTCCGACTCAAGGTCGGCCAAAGTCTTTTCACTCCAGCGAGTAGTTCTCGCCCTTCACGGATGCCCTGCCCGTGGCAGCAGCAGTCTCGCTCTTCGCGACCATGCCACTCTCTTGTGGCGGCGCTCCACTGGCCATCTGCTGCAATACAGACATCGGCAAGGTCATCGAGTACATGCTGCTGCGCTTACTCTTACCAGACATCTTAAACAGTGATGCAAGGTTCATCGTCAGTTCAGGCTTCTTTTGGTGAAGCACTTCGACGGCAGCCTTGAGCTGGTCGTAGCTCTCGGGAGACACGCGTTGCAGGATGTCGACGTCCTGCTGGCGGAGCGCCCCATCGCTCACGAACTTCGTCAGAAGGCTCGGGTTGCGAATGAGTGCGACCGCGCGAGCGAAGTTCTGCGCCTCGGCTCCGTTCGTGGTTGGCGGGCGCTTGCGCTCCAGGTAGTCGACCGTAGCGTTGAACCGCTTGCGCGCTTCTTCGATGCCACGAGCGTTGACGCCGCCATTGCGGATCATCTCGTCAAACGCCTTGTCAGCTGCTCCACGGTCAGCAAGGATGCCGTCGATGTAAGCGTTCGCCGCTGGGACAGAGAACGTATACCCCTTGTGACCAGAGGCCACGCGGTTGTACGCCATGCTCGATTTGGCCATGTTCTCGATAGCCTTCGACGACGCGTTGTAGAACGCCGCCGAGTTCAGCATGGTCGAGGCCACCTTGGCCATCGACGACTTCGCAGTCCTCGAAGCCATGTACGCGCCAGCCGCCATCGAGAGCAGGCCATTGCCGAAGATGCGCTGCGTGATGTCAGCCGTCAGGATGCCCTGAAGAGTCTTGGGGTCTTCCATGGCCTTGCCAGCGCCCTTGGATACATCCTCAAGCGCAGCACGAAGGGCCTTTGCTTCCGGCGTGCGGTTGAACGCTTCAAGCTGCTTCTTGAAGATGACCTCTTCGCCAAGCGGGACGAAGGTGTTCTTGAGCTGCCCTTGCGTGAGCGTCCACTTCTGCCCGCCAGACGCAAGCTTGTCGACAAGAGCCGCAGCCTCATCACGCTGCCTTGCAATTTCGAGCAGGTCATCGCGCAGCACCTGCTTCTCGGTAAGTTTGCCGACCGCTTGGCCCGCACGCTCAACAAGCGTGCCTTGCTTTGCTGCGCGCTTGGCTTCCTTGAGCGCCGTGTTGGCGTGTGCAAGGTTCTCCGCTTGCTCAGCTGCATCAACGGCTGATGCGCTGCGCATAGCGCGTTGGTTGGCCGCTTGCTCAGCGAGGTTGTCACGGGCAGCCGACAGGTTCTCAGAGACGAATTTGCGCGTCTCAAGCATGTTGTCGATGTTGCCGAGATCCTCGATGATCGCAGACTTCTTGGCCTCGTTCTTTGTCGTGTTGAGCTTCTCGACCAACACATTGCGCTCTTTGGTCTTGGCGAGCGTTTCTTGAACGAATTGGTCTCGCTCCTTCTCAAGCAGCGAGATCTTCTCCTCAGTGTCGGCGAGCGTCTGACGAAGCTTAACCGTCTCTTCAGGAGTCAGAGCAGCAATGGTCTCAGCAGGTGCCTTGGCCGCAGCCTCGGCAGCCTTGGCTGGAGCGCCTTCTGCGGCAGCCTTTGCAGCGGCTTCACCAGCGGCAGCCGCAGCGTTTGCTTGCGCTGCCTTGTACCGGTCTTGGATTGCCTTCCTCGTCGCATCATCGGTGCCACGCGCAAGGGCAACGTCTTCGATGGCTGCACTCTGTGCCGCTGCTCGTACCTCTGGATCGATACCTTCGACGAGGCCCTCAAGGCTTTTGGCAACGCCAGGAAGCCTAGTCGATCGTGGTCCTGTGGCCCGATAGATACCGCTTTCCTTGGCGTTGTTTGCGATCTCGTAAAGGTACGCCTGGTTCTCAGGAGTCAGGCTGTTAAAGTCAAGCTTCCTGGCCACCTCAGTGAAGGCGGACCCACCAGACTCTGGGCTCCAGTCTGGAAGACGAGACAGATTGTCGTCCACAGCGAGCATGTCACGCACAACGGTCCTGAACCTATCAAGACTGCCAGCCCCAGATTGCTTTGCTTCATCCCGGAACGGTGCGGCATTAGCACCCTTAGTGCTAGGCTTAAGAGCGCCCCGCTCAGCCGCTCCACGCTCGATGTCTGCAAGCGTAGACGCTTCAGCATCGCGAGCAGCCGCAGCACCAGGACCAGCGAGCTCGGCAGCTTTCTCGCCAGTACCGGCAAGCTTTGCGCGAATACGTTCAGCTTTCGATGTAGCCTGAGAAAGCAGGTTGCTCGCAGACTTGGTATTCGAGGCGAGACCCTTGAGCTGGACGTTAAGCCCGCCCAGGTTCTCGAACGTCTTCTCCGCATCCAGGATGTAGCCAAGCTGATTCTCAAGCTTGTTCATCTTCGAGAGCGCGGCTGCCGTCTTGATCGTGTCAGCCCCTGCCGCCTTCGTTGCATCGTACTCAGCCTTCGCCAGGCTGTACTGCTCTTCGATGATGGCCTTGTGGTCGGCAAGGTTCGACTTGTTCTTGAGGCCACGCTCAACAGTGTCCGACAGCGACTTCTCAAATACTTCGATGTCGTCGATCGTGCGGATGTCAGAAGAGAGCTTCTGAACGTCCTTGTACCCAGCGTCGATCTCCTTGTTGATGCGCTTCAGGGCACCATCGAGATCCGCGTTGCCAGTCTTCTCAAGAGTTTGAGCAGTGGTCTTGTTCCATGCTTCAGATGCTGCCTTGGCTTCGTCGGCAAGCGTCTTGGCCTGAGTCTTAATCGCGTCGTATCGACCAGCTAGCGTATCGCGAGCAGCAGCCTTTGCTTCCGTGTCGGCAACATCCGTAGCCACAACACCAGCCTCGCGAGCCGCAGCCTCTTCAACCGCCTTGTCCGCAGCAGCCTTGGCACCCTTAGCCTTGAGCGACGCAGCCTTGCCGACAAGGCCTTCGCCCGCAGCGCCCAACGCGCCGCCCAAGACAGCGCCACCGGCAGCAGCCGGAAGGAGGTTCGCCTCACGGCCCTCGATGCCTGCCTGTGTCAACTCCGAGCCAGCACCGTAGCCAGCGCCGATGAGAGCTTCGCGACCAGCCCCACGAAGCATCTGTTGGCCAAGCGTGCGAGCCGCAGCACCCTCAGCAGCCGCACCCGCGCCAAAGCCTCCTGTCAGCGCAGCAAGGCCAAGACCGCCGAGAGCCTCGCCAGCCCCAACGGTCGAGAACAAACCGCCGCCACGGGCCGACTCAAGCTGCGCAAGCGTGTCCGGGTTCACAAGCCCCGACTCGATGAGCGCACGGCCACCAGTGCCAAGACTTGCACCCTGGAGCGCGCCATAGGCCAGGCCAGCGCCTAGACCAGCAGCCCCGCCGAAACGCTTCTCTGCACCTTGCTGGAAAGACTCTTCGCTGGTCTGAAGGCGGATCTCTTTTCCTTGAGAAAGAGCTTTTGCCAGTGACTCAATAGGAACCTCGGTTCCCTTCTCAGTGGCAAGCGTAACGGTTTGCCCAGGCTTTGCGCTGAAGCCAGACCGCATGAGCGGAACGACCTGCTCTTGCGGAACCTGAACCTCTTTGCCTTGCGGGTCGGCGAGGGAGATATACTTCACTTGGCAGCTCCGCCTGCGGCGTTGCTCTCAAGTTCTGCGGTATCGCCTATCGTTCGAGCGTACTTGGTGTTGGCTTCAATCCACGGAGCCACGGTCGATTCCATGACCTTTGCAACCATCGGGTTAAGTTGGCCAACAGCAAGGCCTCGGTTGATTCCAGCCATAGCCTTGCCCTCGTTCATAGTCATCCAGTTGTTGAAACCTTGGAACGTGGTCAGATCGCGACTCATAACATCGCGGACGCCCTCACCATCGGTGACAGAACCGCCAGAGATGTCTCGCAGGCGATTATTGACCAACTCTTGCGCAAGCGCGAGCATGTCTCGTTCTTCTTGAGACATGTCCGATTTCATCTGCGCGGAGATGTATTGAGCCGCAGCCTTGGTCGCAAGACCAGCATCTTTTTCTGAGGCAGCTCTTGACGATGCTTCTCGTATTACTTTGCCAATGCTCGTATCCCACAACGCGCGCTGCTTACTGAGTGGGATCTTGCCCTGCAACTTACGCATCTCGGCTACCGCCTGAAGCTGCGTCGAGGAGTTCTTCCAGTCGTCGTTGTTCGTCGCAGAATGGTAGGCGTTGCCTAGCTTGATCTGGTCATCGAGCGGAAGCTGGTTGGTTCCAGCTTGCAGCTTCGACAGCGCCTCGACCTTTGCACGGTTCATCGCACCAGCGGCTGCCGCATTCTTCAGGTCCAAGTCCATCTGAATCTTGCCGCGTTGGCCGTCGAGAGCGTACATCGCTCCCTTGAGCGCAGCCTTATCACGGTTCCCGGCAACACGCTTTTCCGCAAACTCAAGAGCGCGCTTGTGCTGGTCCATCGAGGCAAGCGTCGACGCAGCAAGCGCAGCGTTCTCGTCTGCACCCATCTGGCGAGCATCGAGGAAGTTGGTGCGAGCCGCAGACATGCCGTTGAGCATGCGGCTGTACTGTTCTTGCTGATTCCTCACATCGCGCTCGACAGCCTTGTCGACCTCGCCAAGGATCTGGTTCGTCGACATGTCTCCAGCCGCGCCCTTGAGCGCACCGACAAGACCAGCGGCGAACGAAAGGGCCGCAGTACCTACCGGGTTCTTCCCGATCTCACGGACAACGCGCGACGCGTCAAACGACTTCTCTTCTCCTGCGAGACGTCGCTCCTCTTCAGCCATCGCACCGCGACGTGCGTCGAAAAGCTGCTGACGTTGCGCGCCAAGCTTCTCAAGACCACCAATGTACTGCTGGCCAACCTGCTGCATCCCAGCACGAGCAGCCTCAGTCTCAGGTTCACCAGCTCTAATGGCCGCAATCTGATCACCAAGCGCCTCTTGCTGGCCCTCAAAGCCACGCTTGATGTATTTGTTCATCCCAACAGATGGAGCGCCCATGCCCATGATCTGGGCACGGAGATCAGCCAGTTGTTTCTCTTGCTTCTCTTTCTCCGTAGGCCCAGCAGGAGCAGCTTGCGTTGCTGTGTCAACAGTTACGTTGCCTGGAACCTTGCTTTTAACAGGCTCAGCCCAGCTAGTGGTCAGGCCACTTTGGATGTCTTGCTCAGGAGAGCCAGAAGCCCGATACGTTGGCTGCGTAACGACTGCTGGAGCAGAGGGAGCACTCGGTGCCTTGGTAAAGCCAAGAGCATCTGCAACAACACCGCCGTACGGAAGGTTGCTCGCCACATCTGCGATGTTGGCGAAGATCTGTTCTTGCTCCTTCTTGGCCTCGGCAGGGTCTACCGTGCCGCGCATCGGAAGTGGTTTGATTGGTGGTGCCATGATTATCCTCAGCGTCCTCGGATGATTTTGCCAGTACGGCGAAGGCCAGTCAGGCGAACATCTTCAGGCTCTTGGCCAAATGGGTTGCCGATTGCCGTAGCCGTCTGCTGAAGCTCACGGATGCCGCTGCTGGTGGGCTCAGGCATCGAGGCAATCGGGGCCTTGGCCGGACTCAACGAGCCGACTTGGCGCTCCATGCTGCTACGCATACGGTCGCGCTGGGCCATCTGCGTGTTGTTCATGGACGAGCGATACTCGGCATTCTCGCCAACGGGCTTAGCGGAGTACAGGCCGAATGGAGACACAGTCGACGACTGGCTTTGGTAATACGTTGACTGTGGAGCGCCAATCGACTCGTTAAACGCTGCTTGCTCATCCATGGCACGAGTCTCAGGGGTCGATGCAATGTTCAGAAGAGAACCTGCGCCCTTGTTCTTCTGATACATGCTCTTCGTGCCAGGCACGCCACGGTCAGCCATGATGTGCTTGCTGAGCGTACTGCTACCGTCCATCCCGACTTCACCGGTCCGCTGGCCAGCAAGCGTGTCGAACGTAGCCTGGTTCTGAGCTTCACGAGCAGCTTGTTCAGAGGCTGTAACGCCAGCCATGCCACGCGCATTCGTCGCACGTTGAGGGCCGCCGAATACGCCACCATAGTAAGTGCTAGGAGAGTTTGGGTCTGCCTGTTCAACGTCCTCGAACCCAGGTGTCCCCGTCTGAAGCGCAGCCGCCACGGACGGGTCAAGGTCTGCAAGGCTAGTCCCCGCTGCCGTAACCCCGGCAGGCGCTGCCACCGCCGCAGGCGCAGCCGCAGCCACAGGCGCAGCCGCTGCTGCAGGAGCCGAAGTAAACCCAAGCGCCTCGGCCGCGCCCGCAGAGCTGAGGCCTCCAGCAGCCGGAGCCGCGCCGATACCAAGAGCCTGCTTCAGCGCGTTGTCCGCTGTCAACTGAGCCGCAGCCTGTTCAGCCGCATCCGGCGAGAACGCTGCAATGCCAAACTTGGCCAATGCACCGAGGCTACCCTCGGCTGCCGAAGCCAGCGAGGAGCGTTGACGCTGCGCCTCTGCGGCGGCACGGCGGGCTTCCATGAACGCGTAGCTGCTACGAGCTCGTTCCTGCTCTGCGGAGCGTAGGTCGGCCAACTGGGACGCGTAGCGAGCCTGCACGTCCATCGCCTGCTGGCGATTGCCCGTGCGTTCTGCGTCTTGAATCGCACGAGCGCGAGCGTACGCCATGCCTGCTTGCGCTTGCGTGGTGCCGCCCGATGCCACTCGCTGAAGCTCAGCCGTAGCCGCCTTCTCCGCAGACGACGCCTCGTCGACCCCGAACAGTCCGCCGAGAGCCTTGGACACGAACGGGAGTGCCGCGCTGGCTCCAGCTCCGATGACGGCACCTGGTAGACCTCCCAGTTTCGCACCAGTAGCAGCACCACCAGCCAGCTTCTTTAGCGACTCTTCGTATGTCTCTTCAGCCATGGTGCCCTCAGTGCTTCGCTTGCTCGGTAATACGCTTGTTGAGACCAGTCTTCAAGCCAACAACAACAGCGATGTTTGACATGAAGAGGTTGCGGCATTGGTCGTCGACGACGGCAGGAGCCGTCTCGCTGAAGCCAATCAGTTGAAGCTGACCCTTCTGGTTGGCGCAGTGCGTCTCAAGCTGGATGAAGCCCTGGCTCGTCTGGATCGACTTCACCTGAGCCTCCGTAAACGTGACCGTCTGAACCAGGTCGTTGATGCCATTGATGCCGCCGTCAGTGCCGATAAGCATCTGCGCACCGGGAAGGCCGCCGGTCGAAGGCCCGTCGACCCACGAGAAGATGCGCACGCGCTTGACGCGCTGATGGCCTTGCTGCTCGTTCATCGTAAACGGCCCCATCGACCAGCTCAGCGGATAGAATGCTGGGGTGTACGAACCAGTTCCCCGAAGCTGGTCGACGTATAGGTAGTTCTGCTTGTACGTGAACGCTTGAGGCGTGTTGGAGCTGTTCCAGCTATTGTCGCTTGGGACGGAGTACCAGAGCGTGTCGCCAAGCACTGCAGTGCGAGCGGCCGATAGCGAAGACGCGCCTGGAACAGTCCAGGTGTACCAGCCGTTGAGATGGTAGCTGTAAACAAGGATACGGCCCTGATCCAATCCATCCAATGTGAAGTACACTTCTTGTGACTTCGCATTGTGCGCAACCGAGACAACTTGCCCGTCGCCGTTCACGTACTGCTGAATCTTGTCACCGATCTGGAAGATCTCGAAGTTAGGCTTGAGAAGCTCGATGCTTCGCGTGCTGCGGAAGAACACGCCAATCGGCGTCTCGATGACCGATCGGTGGTCAACGCATCCAATGCCAGATGGAAGAGCATACGGCGTCCCAAGAGACGTCGAGACTCCAGTGGCATCAGGGAAGGTGCCCGGCACGATGAACACGTCGTTCTTCTTGAACACGACGAGGTTGTCGCCGAGAGAAGCAAGACCGGTTACCGGACCACCATCCGAGATGTTCAGCGTCAACTCGTCGTTGAAGCCAGGCGCTTCCGTTGGCGTAATCTCCTTCGAGAACCACACAACGGACTCGTCGTCAGCGCCACCAAGAAAGAGCCGGTTCTGATGGACGCACATCGCCTTGCACGATGGCGGAGCCACGTTGTCCAGAACGTTGCCGGTCGTGTAGAGATACGGCTCGGCCAGGACTCCGTTGTAGTCCTTGAGCGGGCCGTCGAAGCACATCAGGTTCGTGGTCACAAACCCAAGCGGATACCCTTCAGCATCTGGCCCAGACACAGCGCTGCTGGTGTACGGCACGACTCCACGAGTTACGTTCCTGTCGATGACGAAGTCAGACGACGGGTTGACGTAGTTCGAGAACGGCACGCGATACAGCACCGTCGAGTACGGTTCCGCCGTCGTGTACGGCTGAAGAGTGACTCGTCGAGGGTCGGCCGTGGCAGTATCCAGTCGGTTCGTAAGCTCAAGACGAGGAGCAAAGAACCCGTACTTGAACACCGACACGTACCCGCCCATGTATGCAGGAGTGTCCGTGCTTACGTTGGTTTGTGCGCCAAGAATCTGAGCGCACACCGTGTACTGCGTAGGGTCGGATGGAGCGGAACTTACAACACGACCAGTGCCGTCGACGTATTCATACGTCCATCGAAGCAAGAAGTCGCCGCCTGCATCGGCCTCGTTGTAGATACTCTTTTCCGAGAACCACGTATTAGTGATGACGGCTTCATCAAAACCACTGGCAGACCTTGGAGCCCAAACCCACAGCGAAAATCCTGCCTTTTGTTCCTCTGCTGTACTTCCACCACCAACCCAAAGGCTGTACAATTCAGAGCCGCCATGCTTTCCAAATCCTGACGGGTTGTTGTGATACCGGCCATAGTAGTGCTGCTTGGTTTCACCACCTTGGCTCAATCCATACGTGTATTTGGCTTTTGCCACGTTCGAGAACTGAGTAAGCCGAGGGTCTGAATAGACAGACTCGTAGTTCTTCGACGGATCTCCGCCCCAGTTGGTGAAGATGTTTCTCCAACCGTTGCCATTGCCAATAGATACAAGGCCAGCAGTTATTGGCTGGTAGCCATTAGGGTCATCAAACCCTGCCTCATACTTGAAGTATGGCCTGGTGATGTTGACGAGCAAGAAGCGGCCCTTGCTCGGATACGAAGATGGGGATGGTTCTCCAGTGTTGGCATAGTAGTCAAAGAACGCAGCGGGCATCTTCGCGTATGATGCGAGAGGGGCTGTACTTAGATATTGATAGTTGTAGATGCTGTTTTCGCTCGTGACTTGATAGGTCGTTGGATACCTGTCCCAGTTGATGCTGGTGAAGTCACGCTGCGGCCAGACGAACGACGTGATCTCGTTGACGCCAACTCCGTCGTAGACAGATGGGACGCCGCCGTTGATGAACGTATAGTCGTTAAGCACCTGCATCTTACGCCAGTTCGCGGCGTCAGACTCGTAGTCGAGCGCGAAGATCTGCTGCGTCCCCTTAGACGAGCCGTCTCGAAGGCCAGCAGAAACGAGTCCTCGGCTGGTCGTGTGCAGCGATGGCGTGTTGATCGGCAGCGACGTCACGCGCATCATGTTCGACGACTCGACAAACATGCCGGGGTTGTTCGCATACGTATACGATGACGCGCCGTCCTGAGACTCGTACACAGGATAGGTAACGGATACCGTCTGCGTGTCAGCGCCGATGCGAACCAGGTAGGTGCTCCGCTGAGAATCATCAGCGGCAGGGCTCACCGAGCAGCCGATAACATGGGCGCTTGCGTCACCGATGAATTGAAGACCAGACACTAGTCGCCATGGTCCACCAAGAGCGCCGATGAGCAAGCTTGAAGACGAGCCTGGATTAGCGAGAGGCGTGTAGCCGCTAACGGCTGGAGTCCACTTGTAGACCTCGAAGAAGTTGTTCGCGTTGTGAGGATCTGAAGCACCGAATGGCTCATCCCCATTCGGCGTCGTCAACACGTTTGCGCTCACAGACGCGAGAGCAAGAGCTACATACGTTCCGGTCCAGATGACCGACCATCGGTGAACGCAGTTCTCATACCCTGACCCATAATAGTACGACACATTTGACGCGTTGTACGACGTGCGTGGGATGTCAACGAACGAGCATGCCTGCGGCGTAGATGGCTTGATAGTGTATGCCAAACCGCCGCTAATGGACGGGCTTCCAGACGCAACCGTTGGCCCATAAACGTGGTTGATCACAGCAGACGAGTTTGTCGTCGCATATGCGTGAACAGTCGTTCCATCCTCTATTGCCATCTCAGCAACATCGCCGGATGCGTTTATGTATACCGTAGCCTGAGCAAGCTGGACATGGACAGTGCCACTCCCAGTACCAGGACCAGTTGCAACAAACACCGTTCCTACGGCGTTTGATGATGCACCGATCAATGTAAAGTTGGTGGTTCCACTGGTGTGAATCTGATACCTGTTGCCAGCAACGATAGTAGTAGCTGCAACGGTTGTTCCAAACACGTACGATCCTGGATACACGCCGGTGGCATACGTGCCACCCGTGGTCGAAGTCCAGTTCATCCAGTTCGTTTGGGGGTCTGTAATTGTCGGCTGAACAGGAGCGCCGCTCGCATACTGATGAGTTGGGATCGGGTATGTCCCAGCGTTGTCAATGTTTGGCTGGTCTGACGCGGTGTATGGGCCGGTGATCGAATAGGTAGTCCCGGCAAAACTTATAGCATATACCTGCGCGTTCTGCGTGATGCCAACTTTACCGGTAATTACTAGTGATGTCTCAAAGTTAGAGGCGACCGAGTATCCGATGTTGGCTGCCACGAACCCAACATTCGTGACTGACACCGCACCAGAGACATACGACGCTCCAGTCGAAGACGCGAATACCGACGAGTGGTTGTCGGATGTCTGGAACCCGATGAATGGCAGGTATGCCTGGCCGCCAATAGATGCGACGGAAGACCCGCCAGCTCCGATGGTTACCTGGCCAACGATCATCTGGCCATCAAGCTTGTACGTGTTCGTCGCTGGTGCGCTGAAGTACGACGAGATAGCCCGCGCTGAGAAAGATACAGTGGACGAGCCAACCCCTCCAGCAGTCTGGTCGAGCACAACTCCACGGAAAGCCCATGGATTGAACCATGCTCCGCTTACTGGCGCAGCATGCTGAATGACGTCTGCGGAAGTGACCGTCGAGACGGTAGCTCCAGTGGTCGGGTTGATCTCAAGCAGCAGCGCCTTGACCTTCGAGGTCGACGAGTTGCTTGCCGCGTCTTGTCGACAAGTCAGAAACAAGACTCGGTTCGTTAGTCCTCCGACACCTCCGCCAACGCCGACAGCGTCGAATGCCCGATGGCAAACCTGCTCTGCAACGTCGACGTATTGACTTGCAGTGGACAAGCCCGACGCGAAGTCAACCAAGCTGTAGTGGACACCCTTCGACGTCACGCGCTGCCAAGCCACGCAGGCTTTCCAAGCCGTGGAGGATGTCCACATCTTCGTCAGCCGCATGTTGATGATCGGCCCGTTGACCGATTCCGACATCAGCAGCAGCGTCGGAGGCTTCACAAACGAACCCGTCTCGATGAGCTGCACGGCGTAGTAGATGGCATTTCCGCCACCTACCGTCTGCGAGGTGTAGACCAAGTCGCTGGTGCGCTCCTGGCCCGTACGCTGCCCCGACACCCACACCGTCAGTCGATACGTTCCCGTCGAGTCCTCAAGCGTCTCGACTTCGATGATTGACCCGCCAGAAGACGTCACGCCAGCGAGGCTGCCAACGTACGAGGGGAGCTTGTTGACCGTGCGCCAACCATGCGTCGCATCCGACCCAACATGCTCGTAGAGCGTGTCGCCCGCAGCAAGCAGCATCCTGCCGCCGTCAGCGCCGTAATACGGGCTCATCGCCTCCACGACGGGCGATGGGACGGTGTCGCCGTCAAACGCCGTTGCAGGGGTGCCTGGAGTGCTCACAACGAGGTCAAACCCGTTGCGCTTCTCGATGCGTCCAAGCTTGGCGACGGTCGCGTTCTGAAGCGTCAGCATCTCTGGCGGCTTGACGAGGAACTGGTCGACCTCTTGGTTGATACCACCAGCCAACGCGGCATTGACGACACGCTCGTTCGACATCAGAAAAGCTCCAGGTGCAGACGCACGGGTGTAGTTACCGGATTGCCGTCCGAATCAGTAGGCGCAACGTACTTCAGGCGCATGATCTTCTGACCAAGAGGACCAGACACCGGCACGAGCTGCAAGTTAGGACTCGCGTACGGCATACTCGAACTCGAATTCGTGTTCGTGATGATCTTGGCGATGTTGAACCCAGCCGGGATGCGGCCAAGGTTGTGCGGGATGTCGATGGTCTGCCCAGGTTTGAACGTCACGCCTTGGCCTGGGCTGTTCTTCGATAGTCCGGTCACGAGCTGACGAGGCATCGGCCCGTTGCGAACGGCCTCTGTCGTCTGCTTGAGCGAGTTCTGCACCTTGTCTACCGTCTGATTCCCCGTAGGGGCAGCGGTAAACTGAGATGGCTTGCTCTGCGCCATGATTACCTCCAGTATCCGTGTCGACGACTCAGGAGACGACAATCACGAATGCGCTCTGGCTGCGACGCATCGCGCTCAGAGGCATGAAGCTGGAACCGCTGGAAAAGCTCATCGCGGATGACCTTGATGCTGGCCGCCTGCTCGATGCTCTCCTCCTTGAGAAGGCACTTGATCGCAGCGTCCTTGACCACCCACTCGTCCCAGCCTGAGCGCCCGTCGATGCGGCTCGTGTCCGAGAGCATCTTCTGCGGGGCTGGGTAGTACCAGACCCTGAACGTGCCACCGACGCTATCTGGCGCGATGGCCAGATTCTCACGGTTAGACAGCGTATACAAACGGTACAACGGCAACGACTGGGAGCCTTGATACAGGTTCGCCTGGTTCAGAAGGTTCTGCTCATCCCACTGAAAGCGACGAAGCGGGTTCCAGAACGACGTCGAGCCAGAACCTCCACCAGAGATCCAGACGCCCTTGCACTTGTAGAAGTCGCTGTCGATGTACGCGCTCACCTGGCCATTGATGCCAGAAGAGCCGGAGACGCAGTTCAGCGTCAGCGTGTTCGACGTAAGCGAAGACAGCCAATACCCCGCACCTGCGCTCGTAAGCGTGATCGACAAGATCTGCCCAGTCATCGCGTTGATGCTGGCCACCGTGGCCGTAGCCAACGTGCTCGGCGTATTGGCGCTGGAAAGCTCGACAACCTCACCGACCGAGTAGCCAGTGCCGCCAGCGGTAAGGGTAATGGTTACAACAATGCCGGTCTTGCCAGCATTCAGGATGTCGTACACTCCTGCGCCAGAGGAGGGAATCTCCACGTAGCGCAGGAGGTACTCGTGGTCGAACAATACGATGCGGTCGTAGAGTTCAGCCCACGATTGGTTGATGTAAGCACGCACCTCATCGGACGTTACGAACGTCGAGTTCACCATATCGGCTTCACGCCGAACGGCGGTTTCCAGCTCAGATAGCGTCCGCGAGTATGCCATGCTTCAATCCTCTTCTTCGTAGTCGCCGCCGCTGTCTTCTGCACAGGACTTGTGCATCTCTTGGAAAATGCGCGCGGCCTTGCCGTACTTGCCCTTCATGCCAGCCTCGAAGAAGGACTTGGCCATGGTCTCAAGCTCCATGGAGTAGTCCTCGCCATCACCGAGCGAAGGCTTGGACGACGGAGCCCCGTCTTCCTCACCACCACCCATGCCTGGCTTCTTCTTGCCGATGGCAATCATCAGAGCCATGCCGTTCTTGCCCTTCATCACGCTGGCACCGAGCTGAGGCTGCACGTGAGTTCGACGCAGAGCTTGCCAGCAGCGTTGATTGGACCAACCGTCTGAGTAGCTGCATCATATGCCTGAAGAACGCAGCCGCTCGTGCTGATGTCTTTGACGGCAATCAGAGTTTTCTTAGTGCCGTCAAACGCAGCGATGTAGGTCGCCTTGACGTTAAGAACCGTAGAGACGGTCGACGAGTTATCGAAGGTCACCGTGTAGATCGTGCTCGTGGTCGTGCCACTTTGCGTGATGGTGATGCCCTTGCCAGCAACATTCGCGAGCACGTTCGATGCACCAGCGCCGTCGACCGACCACTGCGTGGTCATGACGACTTCCTGGACGATGTTCGTGCTCTTCTGCGGGTAGAGATAGCGATTCAGAGCCATGTTGGTCTTCCTTTCACAGGGTAGACAAGGACGGCACCCGCTTTATCGGCGAGCACCGTCCCTGCCTAGGCCAATCACGCACCGAAGTTGGTGAGGATGATGTTGGCACCAGGGTTGTTGCAGAGGAACTGACCGTAGTGACCGAAGCGAACCTCGTACTGGTCGTTGTCGTTCACGCGGAGGTAGTCGTTGTTGTCCCAGTCGAGCATCTGCGGGGCAGCGCCGAGCGTCGAAAGCTCGAACGACGACATCTGGAGCATGAACGCCTTGTTGCGCGGGCACATCGGCGCAGCGACGATTTGCATCGGGCCGTTCGCGCCGTCGTACTGGATGCTCTTGAACGAGATACCAGCGACGTTGCTGACAACGCGGTCGTAGACGATGTCCGATCCAAGAGCCTTCTTGAGGTTCTGGAGGTCGAGCGGGTTCACGAGGATCGTGTCGGGCGAACCAACGCCCTGCACGAGCACGCGAGCCTCGCCCTCCATGAGGGCCTCGTTCATCGGGAGACCCGTGGTCGAGAGAACCTGACCGGCAAGGCGGACAGGGTCAGCCGTGCGGTCAAGACCCCAGAAGTTATCGCTAGCAGACGGCGTCGTGATCCAGCTCTGAAGGCCGGTGACGCAGCCGTTCGCCGAACCGCTGCTGGAAGTACCAACCGAGGTCGGGGCCAAAAAGTCGCCAGCACGAGAGATAAAATCTCCTGAAACAATGGTGCCAATCGTGCCAGCCGTCGACGCGGCACCAGCGACAAACACTTGCGTCGTAAGAGCGCCGGTCTGTCGGTTGATGCCCGTGATGTACATACCAGTGCCGTCGTTCGACTCAGCCGTTGCACCAGCATAAGTATGGGATGCCCATGTACTGGTAGGAGCATTAAACTGAATCTTCATGCCGAGCATGAAGTTCACGGCATCCGCAGGCGTCGCCAGCTGAATCGTGAAGACACCGCTGGTCACCGATGGCGCACCAGAGATGACGCCACGCTTGCCGGTGCCGTCGCCGAAGAGCTGGAACTCAAGCTCCATAAGCTCATTCGTCGAGATGCCGTCCGTCTCCTGGTTCCAGAGGTCAACGAGCGCGCCGCTCGTCTTGACCGCAGCCTTCATCGTCTCGCCATCCATGCGGAGGAGACCGTAGTGGCGGGTGCGGTAGACCTGGAAACGCTTGTAGGTGCCGCCACCGCCATTCGCTCCGTTCTTGGCCACGCCCTGCGCGATGGCGAAGCTCGACGACGAACCCTGCGGGCGCTCGTTCTGAAGCGCCACAACGCGGAAGTCGCCGTCGAAGTTCGTGGTCTTCTTGACGAGGGCGAGAAGCGGGAAGTTCTTGTAGAGCGCCTGCGGAAGTGCGCCGTCCGGGTACTTCGTCTTGAGAATCGCCTGAACTGCGCCGTAGGTTGGATTGGTGTATGGCATGATTTGACTCCTTAGTTAGCTGCTTGCGAGGTTGCTTTTTTGACTGCGGCCAGAAGGGCAGCTTTCTGCTGGTCGGCATCGAGCTGTCCAAAGGGCTTGCCAGCAGTCCGCGTTTCGCTGGCAGCCTTAGTTGAGAGCGTCTTCGCCATCGCCTTCTTGGGCGCGGCAGGCGCGGTAGGAGCAGATGCAACACCAAGGCGCTTCAGCTTGGCTGCGTACTTTTGCTCCAGATGCTTTACGACCTGGATGTCGCTTGGCGGGTTGCCCGTCCGCTCGGCATGGCTCTCGGCAATCGCGAGGGCCTCGTTCCAAAGATCGCCTGGGCTGTCCTGGAACATGTTGTACAGCGTCGGGAAGTCGTTCTTGCTGACAAGACCGAGGAAGCTTTGCTTCGCAGACGCCATCTGCTGCTGCGACGCGCGATGCTCCTGCTCTTCGCGGGCACGCTCGCGCTCTTCCTTGATGGCTCGCATCTCTTGGCGAAGCTCATCAATCTCGTTCATCGGACCATCGGAGAACTGACCCTCGCGCATGCCTGCGTCGATCAAGTCCTGGAACTCGAAGCCGAACTCTTGGAACGTGCGCGCGGGAGCTCGGCGGAGCTTCTTGAAGATCTCGTCGACAATTTGCTTCTTGGACTGCTCGACGTACTCTCCAGCACGCTGGAGCATCATCTCAAGCTCGCGGACCTTGGCTTCAGCAGAACGCACCTTGCGCTCCGCAGCCTGACGCACAGCGAGGATTTGGTCAGCCGCATCCTCGTCATCGTCCGACTCGTCGGGCGCAGCAGCCTCGACCTCGGTCTCCTCGGAGTCCTCTTCCGTACCTTCAGAAGGCTCCTCGACGGCAGCCTCATCCTGCTCCGAGACGGCTTCAACCGTCTCTTCCACAGCGGCTTCCGCCTCGCCGTCGTTCGAGTTCTCAGGGGTTGCGCTTTGGATAGCGGCATCAGCAGCCGCCTTCATCTTGCTCACAAGATCATCAGACATTTGGTTCTCCCACAGGTGGTGCAGGGGCTTGACCCTGCGGTGCTTCTTGAGGCGCTTGCTGTGCCTGCGCCTGGGCTTGCTGCTCTTGGGCTTCCGCCTGCATCTGAGCAATCAAGCCCTCAATCTTGTTGAGGTACTCGTCGAGCGCCGCAATGCGGTCGTCCGACACGCCATCCACGCGAGCTTTGTTGTAGTGCTTGCGTGCGCGGTCGTAGGCCACGTCGAGTTTCAGCCGCTTATCCGGGTCTGGGTACGGCATGTCGCGGAGAATGAGCGAGCAAGTCTTGTCGACGACGTCCACGTCCGCCGTTTCGAGGTCTCGCTCGGCCTCGATGTCCGGGATGTTGAGAAGACGCGCTACGACAGAGCGATCCTGGATAATCTTGCGGTCAACCAGCTCCATGACTTCCTGGAACATGGCCGCTTTGGTCTGAGACAGCGCGGAGATGGGCTCGCAGCGGAGCGTGTACTCCTTGCGGTCCATCTGGACGTCTTTCCAGTTGATGCGCTCAAGAGCGCCTTGCCCAGGGGCAAGAATCTCCACCTGCTCGCCAGCCTCGGACGCCTCTTCGCAGGCGTCGATGATGAGCCAGCCGATGTCGACGTGGAATTGGCGAACAGATTCGTGAGCAACGCGAAACCGAGCGTCTTCCATGTCATCGTAGACAGAAAGCGCCTTGCCCGAAGCCTGACGAAGACCTGCTGGGAGCACGGACTGCGCAGAAAGCTCGGAGATACCTTCGTATCGGAGCATGTTCTGCGCGATCATGTCCTTGTACGCGTACGTGTCCGGGTGGACAGGCTGCGGATTGAAGACCTGCGGCGCTTGTCCGGAGTATTCGATGATGGTGCCGACGTCGTTGTCGACCTTGGTCTTACCAAGGGTGCCCGACTGGACCATAATATGGCTGCCGCCCATCAAATTGTGAGCGACCTGGATCTTCTCGCTGAGCCGGTCGTACTCGTCCTGGGCGGCGGCAAGCTCGATGGCCATGGCGGGGCCGTAGAAGCCCGACAGAGGAGCGTTCAGGCGCAGAAAACCGAACCCGAAGTTTTTGTCGCGCGTCCACGGCGACGCAGACAGCGTGCCGGTCGTGAGCGCGATGACTCGGAGACCGTCTTCTGCCTTAGGACCAGACGCCAAGTGCGTGGCTTCGTAAACCAGGATCTGGTCCGAATACCGAGCCGTGTTCATGAACGTCGAGTCGTCGTCCGCAGGTTTTGGAGCCGAAAGAATGGCCTTCTTTCGCTCGTCTGCCGTGCCGTACAGCGAGTCGTCCTCGCTGCCGAACGTCTCCAGGACCACAGAGCGGTCCATGTAGCAGCGGTGGTACAGGCATCGAGGCGTTCCGTAGCGAGCCTCGGCATCGGAGACGAGCAGGTCGAAGATCGGGATGCGCTCGATCTGGACAGTCTTGTCTTGGACGTAGACCTTGACCGCCGCAACGCCAAAGACGAGCACGTCCAGCAGCAATTGCGGGTAGATCTTGCTGTAGCTCGACGCGTAGAAGCAGCCGTGAAGGAACCTATCGAGGCGACCTGCGCGGTAACGCTGCAAGAAGTCGCCGCCGACAGTCATCGTGCTCGGCAGCGGCATCTGCCGCGCGAGCTTCGCCTGCATCGTGTTGATGGCGTTGCGCGCTACGTTGAACGAGACACGGTCGTCCCAGACGTTGCGGATAGGCATCCCGAACATCTTGAGGTCGGTGCCGTAAACCTCGGCTCCGCGTGTCCACATCTGCCGTCTGTACGCAGATTCGTTGCGGATTGCATTGATTGCTCCGACAACTGCCGTGGCAGGATCTTCTTCACGTTCGTGAATGAGCCACCATGCGTCGGTAGTTTCGGTGATACCCGCCATTTTTTGCAAGGTATCCAGTACATGGCACTTATATCAAGGTCGAAATCCAGTACGCCGCTGGCTGCGCTCATTTTTACGACGTATTTTCTTTTCTATAGGAACCCAGATTTTGTGTTCTTCCTCTGTGAGTCCCTTGTAGTCCTCTTCAAAAGCCTGCTGTTCTCC